CCCGGAATGCGCAGTCCTGGCAAGCCGTCCGCGATTTCCCCGTCAATGCGGCGCACTTCGGCATCGTGCGCGTCCCGGCCGTAGTTCGTCGCGCGAAGGCGGACGGTGCGAACGAGAATCCACAAGGGTTCGCCGCGATAGACCATAAGCCAGCCGTCACGGGCGCGGAGGCGGAAGAATTTCATCCCCTCGGAATCGTGCAAAAGCGTAAGAGGCCCGCCCGGGAACCGCTCCCGCGCGCGCGACCCGGGTACAGGTATCCGCAGGTATTCCATAAACCGGGGACGAATCACGCCGCCCGGGAGGTAGCCGGAGCCCTCGTCTTGGACGCGGGCGTACCGGATGACGGGCTCCGTGCGCCCCGCGATGAAGCCCGCCCGGATGGCGTCGGGGTGAAACTCTACGAGGGGTTCCACGGAGCGGGCGAGCGAGCCGCCCACCCTGGCTTGCGCGAAGGTCGCCGCGTCGGCCGCCATCCGCTGCGCGACTTTCGCGGCGTATTGTCCCAGGGCGGTTTGCGCCCGCTCGCCAAGGGCAAGGAGCGCCCCCGGCAATTCGTCCAGGGTCAGCGACGCCACGGGAGCTTGTACGCCGCAAGCTGCGCGCGGAGGTCATCCGGCCACGTCTCCGGGCGGTACGTCTCGGAGGGCTGCCCGACCCCGGATTCCCCCTGCCGGCCGCGTCGCCGGTCCACGTCCAAGGAGAAAGCCACAAGGCGCCCGGCCGCGTCTTCCACGGCGCCGGGAACCGTGGTCCAGCCGGCAACGTAGGTCACGCGGTACCACGATTCCGCCGACCAACGCGCGCCCTTGATGGCGTCGATGCGCACGCGGGCGGGGTCCGAGCCGTCGCGGAGGGCGTAGTAATCGGCCTGGACCGTCGTCCACGTCGAACCGTCGCCGGATTCCTCGATGGACGTGACGGACGCCACCGGGGAGAACTGCGGCACAAGCCGGGATTCGTCGGACCACGGGTTCCACGCCCAATCGTAAGGGCCGAAGGTCCAGACGCGCGACGCCGAATCCCAATCCTCGCCCCCGGCGGGGAAGCCAAGGTGGTGCAGAATGGCCGCCGACAGCGCGTCAATCCGCGCCAGCACGGCGGAATCGTCAAGCGGGACCACGGGGCCGGAGCCCTGGTATCGCGCGCGGTAAACGTCAAGGGTGACGAGGCGGACGGTCATGGCGCATCCTACCACGGCGCGGCGCCGGGCGCCCGTAGGTGTTTCCACGGTTATACGTTGGGGCCATGCACGACCCCATCACCGCCGGCGCCTATCACCTTTCGTCCCTTGCCTCTGGCTTACGCCGACAAGCGGAGGCCGCCCGCGTCCGTGGCTTTGACGCGGTGGCGCTCCAAGGCGCGGCCGATGCGGCGGAAATCGCATCCGCGGCGGTGCTGGTCTGCGCGCAAGCTGCGGCCACGCGCGAAGAGCGCGAAATCCAAAGGGCGGCGCGGTGGGCCGCCTTCGCCGCGCTCGGAGGCGGGCTTGTCGGCGGCGCCGTCGCGGGGTTGCTTGCCCGGCTTTGACGGCGGCGGGGCCCCGTGCTACGGCTTACCCACGGGCGGCGAACATCTAAGGCGCGTCGTCCGTAGGGATGGCACCCGCCCCCGCTCGGAATGGTCCGGGCGGGGGGTTTCTCTTAGAGAAACGCCGGGATGGTCGCGCCGGGCACCGGGGCGGCGCAGATTGCCCGGAGGAGCCCGCCTTGGACGGACGGCGCCGACGCGGACAGGAGCGCGGCAAGCTGTGGCGTGGTCTGGCTTAGGCCGGAAACCGCGATGGCCTTGACCGTCGGGAGCGTGCAGCGAACCTGCCATCCCGCGCCGGAGCCCACGATATCGCGCACGAAGTCCGCGACGCCCGCGGCCTCTTCGTCCGTTAGCGGGTCGGCGTGCGAATGGTGGCCTAAGTCAGCCGAGCCCCATGCAAGGCGCCAACGGCGGCCGACAGCAAGCGCGGACTCCACGGCGAAAAGCTCCACGTCAGACGCCGCGCGCGGATGTCGAATGCGCGGCGGCCACAAGGGCGTCGGCCTCTGCGTCCCCTCGCACGTCGCGCACTACGTCGGCGCACGCCAGAACGGCCACGGCGACCGCGGAGCGCACGCGCGCCACGCGCACCGCCGGGTCAATCGGTGCGCCTCCGGCGTGGATGTGCTGCGGAGGTTGTGCCATCGTGGGCGCGTGCAAGGGCTGCGACGGAGAGCGCAAGGTCATGGACGGCATCTTCGATGGCCTCCATCCGACGAAGGAGAATGACCGCGCCATCGGGACCGCGCGCGGCAAGGGGGGACAGGTCTACGTCTGGACCGGCGGCCCGACGATTGCGCACGTGTTCCGCGGTCCACGCGGCAACGCCGGCAGCCAGGGCGGCGCCAAGGTATCCCCACGGGTCCGAGCCCGGAGGTGGGCCGCCGACAACGGGCGGCGCGGCGGCATCCTGCGCGAAGGCCAAGGCCAAGAATAGCAGCATCATTCCGCAATCTCCCAATGCGGGCCATCGGGGAAGCGTACCCAATCGCCGCCCCAAACGAGGCGCAAGCCGGGGAACAACCCCTCCCGCTGCATCGTGGCCCATTCGGCTTTCACAAGCGGGGCGAAAGCGTGGTACGCCGGCCAATCCCAAGTGACCGCGCCGCCGACAAGGGGCGCCACGTCAACCGCGCGCGACGGCTGCGCGTTGTGCTTCGACGCGGGCCACCGAAGGCGGGAGGTGCCGGCGGCGAAGGCGGCATCCTGCTCCGGCTTTCCCCGGAAGCCGCAAAGCACGGTCAAATCCGAGGGCAAATCGGGCCGGAGAATCACCCGCTCGAAGAGGGCGCGGAGGGCCGGATGGCAGGTCGCAAGTCGGCCAAGCGACCGCGCGCCCCATTGGTAGCGCGGGCCGTTCATCCGGCGTCCCCGTCTTCGTCGGCCGGGGCCGTGCCGTCGCGCTCGGAGCGCAGCGCGTCCAGCACAAGCGCGGCCGCGCCGACAAGCGCCGAAATCTCGCCCGGCGTCAAGCGGCCATCCACAAGGGACATTCCCACCATGCCGATAAACCGCGCGATTTTGCGGCGCGTGGACCGCGTAAGCCGCTTCACGACCGGCCCAGCGCGGCCACGGCTTCCGCAATCGGCCGGGCGACGGCGCGACAGTCCGCGGCGGGCGGGGAGGTCGCGGAGGCCGGGTCATAGCTCGCCACAAGGGCGTCGGCGTCGGCCTCGGTCATGCGCAGCACCACAACCACGGGCGCGGAGCCGTCGTCATCGGTGACGGTGTAGCAGTCCACGATAACCATTAGATGACCTCCATCACGGAGATACGAAGCCGGCTAATCGTCATCGACGAATTGAGCGTCGCGGAGCCGAAAAGCTCGAAGGCGATTTTCGGGTCAGTCCCAAGGCGAAGCCCGCCGCCGTTGGTGAAGGAGAAATCCTGGCTTCTGCGGCGTCCGAGGTACGTATGTGCGTCGGGATTGGCGGGAAGCGCGGTCAAGCCGTGGCAGATTTCGATGCCTTCCGGGCATCGCATGAGCGACGCGGACCAAGCCGTAGGCAGGGTGCCGGTGGTGGTGTCGTTGGTGTGATTCGTTGCGCCGGAATGGTAGGTCCGCGCGTTGATGCTGTATACCGTTCCGTTGTACGTAAGCCGGCTTCCGATGTTGCTATTCGTCGTGGACCCGGAAGCGGTGGACACCATCATGATGTGCGCCGCAGCGTTGGTCGCAAGGCCCCCAATGGACCCCTGCGCCTCAACCGCGAAGATGCGCCGGAAGACGCTGGAAACGCCCAACGCGGACCAATCCGGGTCAAAGAGGATTGACCGTTGGCCCGTTGTGGTGACCGCGAAAACAAGCCCCTGACCGTTCGTTGGGGTGATGCTTCCGGTTCCCGTTCCGTCGATGCCGGTCAGAGTTAGGAAGGCCGCCCCGCCGACCGTCAGGTTGATGCTTCCCGTGGTCCCCGTGGTGGCGGATGCCGTGTCTACGGTGGTGAGGTCGTAGTCAGCAACGACCTTCCAATCAAGCGAGCCAAGCGCCGGGCGCACCGCCACCGACAGCACCACGTCGGCCACCTGCCCGTCGGCGCCCGTGCCGCGGAGACGGACGGCGTAGGACCGGCCATCCGAAAGCCCGGAGGCAATCGAGACGGAGTAGGGCCCCGCGCCGCTCCCGGTGACGGTCGCGGTGACGGCGCCGCCCGCGGAGGGCGTGACGGTCGCCGTGACGGTCACCGAATCAGACCAAGAACCGATGGAGGTGCTGCCAAGCGACGTTGTGCCGGAGGACAAAACCTGCGGCGTGGGCGTCGAAGGCGGGGTGAGGTCGGGACCACCGCCGCCACCACCACCGCCGGACGCGCCGCCGGCCATCGCCAGCATGGACGGGATGCAAACGCGCATCACGATTGCCGGGACTGGACGGTGACGGTTCCGCTCCCGCCGTGGCGGCGCGCCTTGATGACCCGCGACCCCGAAAGCGGGCCGCCCCACTGGCCTACCAGTGTCCACGTATCGGCGGCGACGTGGACCCAATCCGAAGACCCGGGCCCCTGAACTTCGCCTTTGTGGGTGTCGAAGAGCACGAACAGAGCGGAGGCCAGCTTGGAGACGGTGATTTCCGTTCCGGTGGTGGCGTCCACCGCCGCCTCGGTCTTGGTTTGATTCGGCACGTCGTCAAAGGTCGTAGCCATAGGGGCACCATAGCACGCGGGGGCGACAGATGCCGCCCCCGCCGGTCAAGGGGGGGCGTCAGTTGATGGGCTGGACGAACCACGTAACCGCGGCCTCGGTGGCCTTTCCGCTGCCGCCCTTGGCGATGACGAACTTGAGATTCCCACCCGCGGCGACGATGGCGTTCGCCGGGTCCACGGTGAGGGAAATCGACGTGTCCGCCGTGAGGGCGCCCTGATTCGCGGCGCGGGAATCGTAGCCGGTGGTGCCGGTAACGTCCGAATCCACGTAATCCGTATTGTCGGCGGCGATGCCGTCGAAGTCCACGATGCGGACTTCCACGATGCGCGCGCGGTAGGGGATGACGACGCCGACTTCGGCGGTGCCGGCCGCGTTGGTGACCACGGTCCCGGAGGTGAAAGAAGCGTACTGCATTGGATTCTCCACGAAGGGGAAACCCGCCCCGGCATAAGCCGGGACGGGCGGGGGCAGGGTCAGATGTCGAGGCCGTAGACGCGCAGGGCGGTCTTGCGGGCGCTCGGAACCGGGTTGAAGAACCGCTCATGGTAGATGCGGCTCACCTGCACGGCGTCGGTGCCGGGGATGTTTTCGACCTTCGTCGAACCGTGGCCGGGGCCCTGGACGCGGACGATGGCGGACATCGCGGCCAGGAACGCGGCGTTCTTGCCGCCCGTCGCGTTCGGGATGCCGGCGGTGGAGTAGGAGCCGGAGCCGACGAAGGCGTGCCGGTAGATGGGCGTGCCGTCGTAGAGGCGGCCGACAAGCCACGGATTCGCGGGGTCGGAAACCGGGGTGACGAACACCTGACCGCCGGCGGTCAACGTGTTCAGGGCCATCAGGGCGCGGGCGGCCTGGAAGTCGAGCACGTAGCCGGTGCCGGGAAGGTAATGGTACTGCTCCCGGATGCGCGCCATCGCCAAGTTGTGGAACTTGACGAAGCCGGCGACCGTGGCGAGCCATTCGGTTTCGGAGGCCATGCCGAAGGTGCCGTCGTCAAGGTCGTTGGACTGGTCCGAAGCCATGCCGACAAGACCATCGCAGGTCAGGAGCATATCATCGGTGCCGCCGGACTCGGCCAGAACGCGCCCGTCCACGTCGATAGCGGCGGTGGTGGTGGCGGTGGACTGGCCGATAAGAGCCAGACCGGCGGCGCCGTAGACGTGCGACGCGGGGGCCGACTCGGATTCGCCGTGCAGGAACAGGAGGTCGCGGGTCGCAAGCTCAGCCAGGATGGCGGCGCGCTGGTGCGTTTCGAGAACATCCCAGGTCACGCGCGGGTCGATGAGGTCCACGGCGTCGATGATGCTGGAGTGCACGCCGCGGGCGCCCGTCACGCTGGCCTTCGAAACGGCCAAGTCGGTGAGGGCGTATTGGCCGAAGACGTTCGAGGTCTGCCGGCCCTGCTGCCGGAATCCGCCGATGCCGGTCAGGAGGCGAACCGAAAGGTTCTCGGTGGCGTGAAGCGAGCCGCCCATCACGGGGATGGAGAGGCCAAGGCCGGCCTGCGAAGCGGTCGCCGTGAGGTCCATCACGTCGGCCATGATGTCCTCCGCAACCCAGTCAAGCCACGCGCCGGAGGTCGCCGCGGACGAAGACGCCAGGGTGCCGGCGGCGCGGTTGCCGATGTTGGCGAGCACGCCGGAGAGGGCGGATTCCAGGGCCGGGCGGATGGACGCCGGGGCGCTGCGGACGGCGGCCGAAGCCTCGCCGATTTCGCGGGAGAGCGGGGCGAGCCCGCCGCGGTAGCCGACGCGGGCGAGGGCGGCCAGCTTGCCGAGGGGCTTCCGCGCGGCGGCGGCAGCCTTGGCCTCCGCCTCCGGGAGAAGGCCAGCGGCGGACTTGTCGAGAAGGCCGGGCTTGGAAACCCGCAGCAGGGCGGGCATATCGCCGACGCGGATTTCGGTGTCGGTGGTCACCGGGGCGAGCGACAGGCTGCCATCGGCGTTGCGGAAGGCGTCCAGCCCGCCGGCCTTGGCCGCGGGGGCGGCGCCGCCGGCAAGGGCGGCCTGCACGGAAGCGGCGAGGTCGGCCGTCTGCGTGGACGTGGTGTCCAGCTTGGCGGCGATTTCGGTGATGGCGGCGCGCACGCCGTCCGGGGTCGCGAGGTCGAGCGGCATTTGCGGACTCCTATCGTTGGGCAGGGTAGCGGCACAAAAGCCGCGTGTCAAGGACGCCGCATCCACGCGGCGAGGTGGTCAATCGGAGAGGCGCCAAGCCACGCGGCCAGCGCATCGGGGGCGGTCTGCTCGCCCTTGGTTTCTGCATCGGCGGAATCCATGGACGTAACCAGCGAATCGGACCAAGCCACGGCCGGGTCACCGCCCCACAGCGCCCACGCCACGCGGCCGGGCGAGGGATAGCCGGGCTCGTCCGGGCGGAAGCCTTCGCCCTCTTTGTCGGCCTCATGCCGGGCGAGCCACGCTTTCATCGCGCGGGCTTTCTCCGGGGAAATGTCTTCCCCGTCGGCCATCCGCCGCGCCCATGCCACAGTTTCCGGCTGCAACCCGTCCCCGGATTCTCCCGCTTCGTGCCATTCGAGGCCCCGGCGGAGTTCTTCGCGGACGCCCTCCGGGGGCGAGAAGTCGATACCGGGGTAAGCCGGGGCGAGGGTCGCGGCCTCTTCGGCGGGCTCTTCCGGCGCGGGCGCGGCGGGCATCCCCTCCAAGAGCGCCCGAAGCGGGTTGTATTCGATTTCCCGGTGTGCCTGGACCACCGCCGCGGGGAGGTCCATGCCGTGCGCAAGGTGCAGATGCGAGACGAGGGCGCGGAACAGGGAAGCGCCGGCCGTGTCTTCGTCGCTATCGTCTTCGTCCATGCCGAGCGTCATTCCCGACACGCGGGAATCGGCGTCCGCTGCGACGGAAACCAAGGACGCCTCGTACACTTCCAGTTCCCGCGCGAAGGTCTTACCGGATTTCTCTTCCCATTTCGCAGAAAAGCCGATGGAGACGCCCCAAAGGAAGCCGCCGTCCACAAGCGCCTTCGCCTCTTCGGCGTCGGGCGTGGGCGCCCATCGGATTCCGCCGGCGCTCATCACGCCGTCTTCGATACGAAGGTCCGTCCACGCGCCGACAACCCGGGCGCGGTCATGCTCCCGCAGCACCGGCATTTCCCCGGCGGCGCTCATGCGGACGCGGGCGCCCTCGAAGTCTACGACAAGCGCGCCATCATACGCCTTGCCGGAGTTGAGAATGTAGCGCCCGCCGCCGTTCTCAGCGAGCGAGAAGCAGGCGCGGCCCTTGGGATTGCGTCGCATCGGTTGCCCCGGCCGGAATCTCAATCCCGGCAAGTTGGTAGGCGGTGGCGACGGGTAGCCCGTTGCGCACGTGGATTTCTGCAAGCTTGGCCCGCCGCTCTTGGTCTTCGATTTCGGCATCCGCCGCATCGCCAGACCAATCCGAGGCAAGGTAAAGGTCGGTCGAACCAAGCCGGTCCATTAGCGGCTGGAACGCCGTCCAGACCACGCCGGAAAGCGCATGGAGCATCGCCCGGTATGCACGGTGCTGCTCTTTCGCGGCCGAATCGTTGGTGACGCTGCGATTCCAGAGAACCGGGGCCAATCCGAGCGCGCGGATGATGCTATCCAGCATGGCGTTTTGCAGCGCCAATACATCGGTTTGCTCTTTGCTTTCCGGCAAAGACTCGAATTCAGCGCCCCGGAGCGCGACGTGATAGCCGGTCGTCTCGTAGAACCGCCGCATAAGCCGGAGAGAGCCGGCCACCTCATCCGGCGGGGTTTCTCCCGGCCAGCGAAGGCCAATCGAGGCAATCGGGCCGCGGGGCCGGTCGCGGAGATACGCCGCGTCACGGGCCGCGCGCTCGAAGTCGGGGTAAAGCGGCGCCAGCGGAGAGACGCCGAAAACGCCATCCTGGCCTGTTCCGTAGCGGTTGACCGCCGCGTGCAGGATGTTCGACGGCGCGATGTACCGCGTCCCGTCGGGCCCCTCGTAGCGGTAGGCCGTTACCGTGGCTTCCGCGCGGTCGAGTTCGGCGTAAAGGTCCGTCGCATCCCGCAAGACGAGCACGCCCGCGCGCGGGGTGACCGGGGTAGGACGGCCCAAAACCTCGACAAGCGCGTTCCCGGTTAGGAGCACGTCCGCGATTAGGCGCTCGACAAGCTGTTCACGGGTGAAGCCGGGCGCGGAGTCCAGAAGCGCGAAGACGGGGTGCTCCCGCGGCGTCGGGTCGGCCTCGGTGCGCACAATGACGGGCCGCGCCGCAATCTCCCGAGCGATGCCGGCGACGGCGGCCAGCGCATCGGGGTTGGCGAGAATGGCAAGCCGGAGCGCGTCCGTCTGCTGTGACCGCGTGGCGACGTAGGGCCCGGCCGCGTAGTAGTCGGCGGGGATGGCCGCGGGAACGCCGGGCGCCCCGGGCTTTGCCGGCAGTTGCTTTTGCGGACGCATCGCGCCGCCAACCCACGCGAAGAGCGAACGGACGGCCAACGTCCAATCAAGCCGGGCGGGGGAAATGTCGGCAGGGCCGCGCATGGCCGGAGGCTACCACGCGCGGCCCACGGCCGCAAGCCGGGCGGTTACTTGGCTTCCCCCTCATCGGCGCCCACGCGGGCGAGGTCGCCGGCCGGGAGGTCGTCGGGGGCGAAGTCCGGGGGAAGCTCCGGCAGCATCCGCTGTGCCGGCGGCGCGGTGATGGCGGCGGGCTGCACCTCGGCTTCCGCCGTCTCCGTATCGTCGGGGAGGTCGAGCGGGAGCGCGCCGCGGGCCACCACCTCCCGAATCGCGGCGCCTTGCGCCATCTGGACGGGCCACGCTTTCCACGGCCCAACGTCTGCCACTCGGGAGACACGGCGGCGGGCGGCGATGGTCCCGACCGGCACCCAAAGCGCGACGCGGGCGGCGGGCGCGGGCGGGCGGATGACGACAACTACGCCAGCGAGGTCATCCCAAGACGTGACGGCGGCCGTCGGGTCCGAGGGCGGGCACGAAAGCACCTCCCCGAAGTCCACGCGGAGGCCGGGGAGGTCGGCGCGGGACACGGGGACCGTGTGCACGCCCCATCCGGCGCGGGCGGCGATGATGCTCATGCCCCGGTGTGTCAAGCGCCATTGGAGTTCGGGCGCTTCGTCGCGGCGCGCGGCCTGCGGGACCAAGTAGACCGCGGGCGCGTGACCGCCGGGGTAGAGGTCGGCGAGGGCGCATTGGGCGATGGCGCCCGCCACGCTGGCCGGAGTGCATCCGTAGAGCGCCGACGGGTCGCGGGCGGCGCGGGCGGCGGCGGCGAAGGCCAGACCGACGCGGGCGGCGGCCTCGGTGGCGCGCGGGTGATGGGCGAGGATGGCGCGGGCGGCGGACTCCACCTGCGCGCGGAAGATGGCGGCCGGGGGCCGGTTCTGGACTTCGCTCATTCGGGGCTCCTGTTCTGGACTTTGAGCGCACCGCGCTTGTCTGCGGTGAGGCGGTGCGACGGGGTTAGGATAGCATTGGCCCCCGCGCCCGTCAAGCGTGCAAGGATGCGGGGGCGGAGGTCGGCAATCGCGGCGGCGGCTTCGGACTCTTGCGCCCTGGCCTCTGCGAAGGCGGCGACCAACGCGGCGTCTTCGTCGGTGCCCTCGATGGTGGCCGGTCGGGGCGGAAGCCGGGAACGAAGCTCGGCAAGGCACGCCGCGCTTGCGTCCGGGTCGGGCTCCCGGCGCTCCAAGAGGATGCGGCGGCGGGCCGCGCCGACGTGGGCCACCACGCGCGTAGCCCAGCGAAGGCCGGCGGGCGTCGCCTCGATGCGCACCGCCCGACGCCACGCCCACCCGGACGAAGCGACAAGGACCACGGCGGCCACGGTAACGCCGACGGCGTGAAGCGCGTACATCTGGCACGCAGCTTGCACGGCGTACTGCGGCGGGACGGGCACGCCCTCTGCGTCGGGGTCGCGCACGGTGGCGTCTTCGTCGGGCCAAGCGTCCAGGGTGCGCGGCGCCTTCGTCTCGATGGCGATGCGGGCGCCGCCGGGCTCGATGCCGAGCGCATCGGGGGTGACCGCCAGCCAGCCAGCGCGGGCCCGGAGAAGCGGAAGCCGGGGAACAGCATCGGAATCCGGCGACCAAAGGCCGTCCGAGCCCCACAAGTGCACCCCGGCCTCTGCCGCCCAAAGCGCGGCGGCGGTCGCTTCGACAAGGTGCCCGCGCCGGGCGTCGGCCTCTGCCGGCGGGTTGCCACCACCGACGGCGCCGGCCGCCCACGAATCCCACGGGGACGCCCACGGGGAGAGGCCGACCAAGCCCGCCGCGTCCGATGCGCCCACCTCGAAGGCGGGGGCGCCGCTGCGGCGGTCGGCGGCCCATTCGGCGCGCGTGGTGTAGATGCGAAGGCTCATGCGGCATCCCGGGCGGCGGCCCGCAGGGCGGCAATCTGACGGGCCGTCAAGCTGTGGCAGGTGGTCCAATGGTCGGCCACCACGTCCCACGCTTCGACGGTGCCCGTCCCGAGGGCCACGCGGAAGCGGCGGCAGTTCGAGCCATCGGCGTAGGTGCGAACCGCGCGCGCCGTTCGAAGCTCCGTGTAACGCTGCGCGTAGTACGTGGACCCGTCCGAGCGGTCGGAAACGCGCTTCCACGGCGCGCCAACGCCGGCCAAGGTGCGCCCGGGGGCGGTATCGGCGAAGGCGTGCTCGATGGTCCGACCCTGGTACCAGCCAGGGACATCGAAGCGAAGGCCGGAGGGCTCGAAGCACGGGGGGCAGCGCAAGTAAAAGGATTCGGTGATGGTGGCTTTCATGGCTTGCTCCTGTTGGGTGGTGGGGGCGGTCAGACGGAGGCGCGAGCGGCGGCGTCGGCGGCAACCTCGGCGGCGGCCTTGGCCTCGTCGGCGGCGGCCCAGGCGGCGGCGTCGGCGGCGGCGTCGGCGGCGCCCCCGGCGGTGGCCTTGGCGGCGGCGGCGGCGGCTTCGGCGGCGGCTTTCCAAGCGGCGGCGGCGGCGAGGGCGGCGGCGGCAACGCGAAGGCGCTCGATGGCGAGGGTGCGGGTGGCGGTGTCGAGGGTGGCGGTCATGGTGGCTTCTCCTGTTGCGCCGGGCGGCTCCATCGCCCCCCCGACACAAGCATCATATGCTCGCACCCCGCGCCCGTCAAGCGGTTGACATACGCTTGACAAGTCACCCAGCGGCGCGGGAGAAGAGCGACAGCGCCCGCTCGGCATCGGCCAGCGAAAGCCCGCCCGTGGACGCGCTTTCCAGCCGTAGCAGCGCCTTTGCCAGCGCGTCGGGGCCGTCGTCATGCGCGCCGCCGGGCCACGCTTCGACTTGCCGCAGAGCTTCCCGGCCGCCTTCATGGGAGCGGATGGACGTGGCCAGCACCGCCACGCCGTTGTTTAACAAGGGAACCACGCCGGAAATACAGGCGTCCTTAGCCCGGCTTTCGTGGATGGCGATGGGCTCCATCGTGGACGGGAGGCCGGCGGCTTTGCGCTTGCGGCGCATATCGGCGTGGTACTCGCCTTGCAGGCACGCGCCCCCGCCGCCGTTGCTTTCGTACACCACCTCCACCACGGGGATGCCAGCGGCCCGCCACCGCGCCCACGCGGCCCACGCCCGCTCGGCTTGGTCCTCTGGCTCTTCGCGCGTGGCCGACCATTCGAGCACCACGTAAAGCCGTTCACCCGTCGCGCGGTCGTCTCGCATCGCGACCACGGCGAAGCCGGCGAAGTCCCGGGCGGTGCTGCCTTTTTTCCGGCTTGTGGTCGGGTCGAGGTGGACCACCGCGCGGGAGAAAGCCGGAAGCGGGATGCGCCGGGCGGTGTCTCCGTAGCCAATGACGACATCCCGCCCGTCCAGCGTACACCACCGGAACGAATCGGGGCGGAATGCGCCGCCGCCCGAAGCAATCGGCGCGTTCTGTACGTCTTTGAGAAAGCTCGGGAGCCCAATCGAAACAAGCCGGAGCATCGCCCGGTACAGCGGAAGCCGGTGGGGGTCGAGCACTTCGGCTCCGGCGTCCATCTCGTCACGGTGCTGCCGGTAGAAGTCGAGGGCCGCGCGCTCCCTTTCCCGGGCGGGTGAAGCCGGGTCCGTCAAGAGCGCCCGCCATTCCGCCCACCGGCTACCCTCTTGGATTTCGCCCGATTCGACGCCGACCGGCCATCGGACGATACCCCGGAAGGACGCGCCATCCCAAGCCGGGTCACGTTGGAGACGCGCCGACACGGCGTCGGGGTGAAGCCGGGTCGCCATGAGGCAGACCGCCAAGCCGCCGCCCTGCGGACCCAGGTTCAGCACGTCCGAGTTGAGCTTTTCGTGCATCGCATCGCGCGCGGCCATTGACCCTACGTCGTCTGGCTTTTCGAGGTCGTCAAGGAGAACCAGCGTCGGCCGGTGCGTACCCCGCAGAAGGCCCCGGATGGTGCCGCCAATCGAACGGACGGAGACATAGGAGACGCCCGCGGGGAAGCCAAGGACGGCCCCACGCTTGACCGCGCCATCTCCCATGTTGCCGGCCCACGCGACATCCCCATAAAGCGCGGCCAGCATCGGCGACGCGGCGGGGTGCCCGGGTGAGAGCATCGCTTGGAGCGAGACGGAAAGCGCGGATGCGTGCGCGGACTCCGGGCCGATGATGACCACGTAGGGCTCCCGCCCGGAGCGCACCGCCCGGTCAAGCGCGGCAATCGCCACCGAGGTTTTGCCGGTCCCGCGCGGCGCTTCCCATGCGGAGCGCGCGATGGGGTCGGCCTCGGCATCGGCCCCGGCTTGCGCGGCGCGGGCCTCGAACGGCGGGAGCGCATCGAACCACGCCAGGATGGCACGGTGCGACGGGGCGAAGGGCGCGGCGGCGATGCCCGGCCAGCAAAGCGCCATGTATGCGGCCAAGTCGCGGTCGCAGCGGAACCGAAGCCACGCCAGCCCGGCGGGGCCCGCGCCCGCGGCGGCCGTCACAAGGTCGGCCAGCGGAAGCCGGAGGATGTCGGCGGGCGTCATGCGAATAGCCCTTGCTGTTCCGGCGGTGTCCAGGCGGGCGGGCGCGACAGGGTAAGCCATTCCGCCTGCTGTTTCGAGAAGGTCCGCTTCTGCCCCCGCCGCTCCCCGTCCACGCGGACGGCGTGCCATCCTTCCGCGGTCAGGTCGGCGATGGGTTCGGCCTCGGAGATTGCGACCGTTGCCCCGGCCGCCGACCACCGCCGGGCAAGGGCGACCACCTCCGAGCGCGGGAGGTCGTGACCGTAGCCCGTTGTCCCCATATAGGGCGGGTCCGTATAGGCGACCGTGCCGGGCGGAAGGTCGGGGCCGGGCTCGATGCCGCGGGCGTCGGGGGTGATGGTGGCGGGCATTGGCGGCGGCGACTGCCAACCCATGAGCGCGGCGATTGCCCCCGGACGCCCACGCGCCTGCTCGTCATCAAAGCCGCTATCCGGTTCGCCGCGACGGTATGCCGCCTGCTGCATGAACATCGTTCGCGCCACCTCCCGCGGGTCCACGCGCCGGGCGTCGGTTGCTACGGTCGCCCCCATGCCTGGAATGCCGGCCACGGCGGAGGCCAAGGCCCGGCGAGACACGGCGCGCCCCGCAGACCCGTCAGGCACCTCTTCCCGTGAACCAATGTAGTCATAGCCAGTCAAGCCCTTGGAGACGCTGCCCGGAATGGTTCTGCTTGTAATGAAGATATGCCGCGCCACCTCCCGCGGCGGCACGCCAACGTCGCCGGGGTCGGCGCCCCGCGGCGGCCCCTCTGCCCGTAGCCTCTCCCAGAGCGCCCGGGGCTCTTCGTCGGCCCATCCGCGGATGATGGCGGCGGCGGCGCGGGCCAAGTCGGCGTCGCGGTACGCCTCCAAGAGCAGGCGCACGCCGGGGTCTGGCTCGCACCAAAGATAATGAGCGGCGCCTTGCCCCGGGCGGAAGCCAAGGATGCGCAATATGGCATCCGCGTACCCGGTCTTCGCCCCCATGCGGGAGACGGGCGGCCGTGCGTGGCGGCGGTGAAGCCGGAGGCTAAGCGCGGCGGTGCCGGCGCACAACTCGACAAAGAGGGGACAGGTCATTCGCCGTCTTCCCCCGTCGGTTCCGGCGCGGGCGCGGAGAGCGCGTCAAGCTCGCAATCCGGCGAACACCACGCGGCGAAGTATTCGGCGGGCGCCATGAAGGTTTGCCCGCAGCGGCAGCACGTAGCGATGGCGGTCACGACTCCCCCATCACGCGGCGGATGGTGTCGGCGCGCGCCGCTTCGGCCACAAGCGCGGCCATCGTCGCGGCGGCGGGGTCGGCCTCGGACTCTGCCCCGCCCCAAAGCTGCGGATAATCGGCCCACAACTTCGCGACGGAGGCCAGCTTGGTAGGGTCGGGCGCCGACGATTCAGCCAGCGACCGCGCCGCGTTGGCGACGGCCTGCCGCAAGAGCGCGCCCACCTCGTCACGGCCGGGGATGCCGGCGGAATCCAGAAGGGCAAGCGCATCCGCAACCTCGGCTTGCGCCTCCCCAATGCGGGAAGTCGGGCCGTCCTTCACGCGGCACCATCCCGGCGGCCGACGGCGGCGGCGATGGCGGACGCGGCGTAGACGGCGGGGCGCTGGCCGGCGGCGCGGGCGCGGTCCACGATGGCGGCCATCTCGCCCGCGTCAAGGTGCACGTCAACGGACACGCGGACGGCGGGCGGCGCCGGGTTCGCGGCGAGGCCCCGGCGCTCACGCCAGATGCGCACGGCTTGGCGAGACACACCCCACCGGGCGGCGAGGTCGCAATCGCGAAGGCCGGCGGCATGGTCCGCGCGGCGGGCGGCGTCTACGGAATCGGGAAGGTCGCGAAGGGTCATGGGGTCACCGGGGCGGGAGATGGGCGGCGCATGAGGCGGGCGGCGGCGTCGGCCTGTTTCCTGGCTTCCGCGATTTCGGCCGCCATTTCCGCCCGGCGGTCTTCGCGGCGCAAGCGGGCGAAGGTGCGTTCGAGGCGGACGGCGCGGGCCACGGCGGCGCCGTAGACGGTCGCCGGGTCGGCGTCGGCCGGGAGTCGCGCGCGGTCGGCGGCTTCTCGAAGCTCACGCGCAAGCCGGAGATAGGCGGCAGCGGAGGCCGGGTCAACGCCCCCGCGGCGCGCCGACACTTCGGCGACGCGCGCAAGCTCGGCTGCGGCGTGGGCGCGGGCGGTGTCGCTCACGCGGCGCCCAGAAGAAGCGAGCGCGCCACGGCAGCGACGGGCCGGCGCTCGATGGCGGCGCGGTCCACGATGGCGGACGCCACGTCCGGCGCAAGCGAGACACGGAGACGGGCGCGCGGCGGTGGCGCGGGGTTCGCTGGCAGCCCGGCGCGCACACGGGCGGCGCGGGCGCGCGGTAGGGAGAGGCCAAGGGCGGCGCCGATTTCGGCGTCGGAGAGGCCGCGGGCGTGAAGGTCGTGAAGCGTGGTCATGGCCTTACCGTAGCACCGTGCCCCGGGCGCGTCAAGCGGGGCGCCTCTGCTACCAGAAACACGTAGCGGCGAGAGGGGCATTACCTTGTTGCTACACTCCCGCGGTATCACTTGGGCCGGCCGAAACGCGGCGGACGGTCGGCGTAATCCGGGAGGGTGATGGTTGCAGACACGCTCTGCTACGCGCTACCGGAAAAGGGTACATATGTAACGGGGAGAAGGAGGGGTGAGGAGGGGCCCGGGGGTCGCGCGCGCGCACAAGGGTATGTGTTTTTGGCGTAGCAGGTGTAGCAGCGCCGAAAATGACGCTTTGACTACGTGTGTCGTGCTACCGTCCCCCTGGTAGCATGCGCGTAGCAAGTGTAGCAGTAGCATAAAAGGTATAGAGAAAGAGAGAGAGAAGGGGGGTGCCGCTGCGCGGCGCCGTGCCGGTCGTTCCTTGGCTTTCGCTATCTCTCGCTTGTCGAGACGCAGTAGCGCCCTGCTACACCGCTTGACGCCGCGGGGGCGCCGCGCTACCCTGCCCCGGTGAGGTTCGTATGGGATGGATTGACGACGTGCGACAGGCGCCCGTAGCGCGCGCGGTGGCGGGGCTCGGACTGCCCGCCCGGACGGCGCACGGCCGCGCGACGTTCGGCCCGTGCCCGGCCTGCGGCGCAACCCGGCGGGGCGGCTCGGACCCGCGGCCCCCGGTGGCCGACCTCGGACGCGCGTGGCATTGCCACGCCTGCCAAGCGAAGGGCGGCGCGCTCGAAGTCGCCGCCGCGTCCATCGGCGCCGACCTCCGGGCCGGGTCCGCGGACTGGCCGCGTTTGCGGGAGACGTGCGCATCCCTTGGCTTGTGCGAATACGCCCACGCCCCGGGAGAGGCCAAGAAGGCCCCCACAATCGCCCGCGCTCCCGAGCCGGCCCCTGCACCGCCCGAACGCCTTCCCGCGTCCCAGGTGGCCGCCTTGTGGGACGCCGCGTGGCCCTGCGACTCCGGCGCCGCCGCCGGATGGTGGGCCGCCCGTTCGGCCCGCGACGGATGGCGCGGCGACCCCGTGGCGCGCGCCGCCCGGGCGCGGTCACTTTCGGTGGCGCGGGTCTGCCCGCCGGGGCTTTGCGAGGTGGGCGATACTGTCTTCGCCCCGCCCGATTGGGCGCGGGTGGGCCGGGTGACGTGGGGCGAGGGATGGCCGCTGCTTCTGCCCGTCTACGACGCGCGCGGGGAGCTTGTGGCGCTCCGGGCGCGGCGGTGCGCGTGGACCCCGGACGGCGAGCCGAGGGGGCCGCATCGCTGGACCGGCGATTCTTGGCTTCCCTACGCCGGCCCGGACGCGAAAGAGGTTTCGCCCATCGGCGGCGGATGCCGGGGCGCAGTCTACGCCGACCCCGCGGCCGTCTCCGTCCTGCGCGGCGGGGGCGCCTTCCGCCCCGGTGACCCCGTGCTTTGCGGCCGGGATTGGTCCCCGGGCTCCGTCGTTTGGTCCGGCCGCGCCGTCATTGTCGAGGGCGGGCCCGATTTCCTTCGGGCATCCACCGCCGACGGCCGCCTGCGGCTCGCCAAGTCGGGCGAATTCTACGAGGTGGACGCGGTTTTCGGCGTGTTCTCCGGCGCATGGCCCGCCGACGGCCCCGGATTTGACATCGCGGCAACCCTTCGCCACGCTACGCTTGTCCAGATTTCGACGGACGGCGACGGGCCCGGCGACAAGTACGCCGCCGCCATCGCCGCGACGCTGGACCGCTTCACCATCCCGAACAGGAGAAAGCCATGAGCAGCAGCATTGACGACTTCTTCGTGGAAGACGAGCCCGCGCCCGTCACCCGGCCCCGGCTTGTGCCCGCGGGCGAAACCCCGCCGACCTTCGCCCCGCCCGGCCACGTCGCGCCGCCGCCCGGCGGATGGGCGGTTGATGAGTCGGGCGTCTGGAAAGAGACGAGAGACGAGAACGGAAGCCGCTTCGTCATGGTCTGCCCGCGCGCGGTCCACGTCCAGCGGCGCATCGTGGACATTGACGACGGCGCCGCAATGCTGGAGGTCGCTTGGCACGACGGCCGCGGGTGGCGCAGCATCACGCGCCCCCGGTCGGCGTTCCTTGATTCGCGAAAGCTGGTTGCGCTGGCCGATGACGGATTGCCCGTCTCGTCAGTCAACGCGCGCGGCGTGGTCGAATACATCGGGGCCTATGCCGAGTCTGACGAGGTGCCCCTCGGACGGGTCGCGCGCCGCTGCGGCTGGACCGGCCCCGACTTCGCGGGCTTCATCTTCGGCGCGGAGTGCATCGGGGAAGCCGGGGGCGAAGCGGTCGAGCTTTACGCCCCCGACCTCCCCGCGCCCGTCCACGCGGTCGGGAGCGCCGGCACCCCGGACGGGTGGCGGCAGCTTGGGCCGGTGCTGGCCGACCTTCCGATTGTCTGGCTTGCCATCCTGGCCTCTGCCGCGTCCCCCCTTGTCTCCGTCTATTCGCAGGTCGGATGGATTCTCGACATCTGCGGCTACACTTCACGCGGAAAGACGACGGCGCTAAACGTCGCGGCGTCGGTTTGGGGCCGCCCCGGTGAACAGGGCTACATCATGCCTTGGACGGGGACGGCCACGTACAAGGAGCGCGCCGCCGCCGCCCTGAAACACTTGCCCGTCATGCTTGACGACTCGAAGAAGGTGCCGGAGCGGGAGCGGGAAGCAACCATCGGAAGCACGCTTTACGTTCATGCATCGGGCATCGGCAAAGGCCGGGGGACCGTGACCGGCGTCCAACGCTCGGCTTCGTGGTGTTCGTGGATGCTTTCGACGGGGGAGGCCGAAATCACCAGCTACGCGCCGAAAGACGACGGCGCCCGCGCGCGTACCATCGTAGTCCGGGGCGAGCCCTTGGGGGCCGACGGTGCCGCCCGTGCTGCCGCCATCGCGCGCATCATCGGGCCGGAGTGCCGCGCGCCCCACTACGGCCACGCCGGGCCGGCGGTCATCCGGTGGGCGCTCGCCCGCGGGGCGGACGCCGTGCGCGCGCGGTGGGCCGACCTCCGGGACCACTACGCGGGGCAGCTTGCCGCCGACGCGGGGGCCGTCGCCGGGCGCCTTGGCGCGGCCGTGGCATCGCTTCGGTTGGCTGCGGAGGCCATGACGGACGCCGGCTTCCCCGTGCCGCTCGCCGATGGCGGCGAATACGCGGCGGTCCTTGTCGCGCTCGAAGGGGCGCGCCGGTCGGGGCAGGATGCGGACAAGCCGCGCGCCACCTTGGCGGCGGTCTGGACCCGCGCCGTGGCCGCGCGGCACCGCTTCTGGCATTCGGCCGCCGCGGACCCGCCGCCGGACGGGTGGGCCGGCGCGTGGGATGCCTCGGAAGCGTGGGCGCAGGTGGCCGTGCGTCCCGATGTTCTTGACCGCTGGCTCACGGAGGCCGCCGCCGACCGTGGCGCCGTCATCGGCGAATGGCTCGCCCGCGGTTGGCTTCTGCCTGACGGCCAAGGCCGGGCAACGCGGAACGTGCGCATCGCGGGATTGCAGGCTCGGTGCTACGTTTTCCCGCGGGCCGTGCTCGAAGACGTGGCTGGTTAGTTGTCAGGAGATTGTTAACCGCTTGACGCTGGACGGGGGCCGCCATACTGTGCTTGTGTCGGCGGGCGGTGCAGCCCGCGACGCAAACAGGAGCAAGCCAGTATGGAACTCACCCGTTCGACCTACCTTCTTTCCTGCTACGTCTCCACGTACTCCCGCGGCGGCAAGCTCACCGACTACGACGCGGCCAAGGTGGCTTGCGCTGCCGGTGCCAGCATCGCCGACGTTTACACCGCCGCCGCCGCCCTCGGCGTCTCCATCGTGTCGGCCTGCGAGGATCACGACACCGACGCCCCCGGCATCGGCGACTGCGAAGGGCGCGACGCATGACGCCGCTTCCCTACCCGCCCGCGCCCACGATGGCCCGCGCCGCCCTCGGCATCCTGGCCTTCGCCGCCGCCATCGGCGCCACCATCGCGCCCGCCCCGTACCACGTTGCCTGGATTCCGCTCGCCATCATCGGCGCGTGGGGCCTTGGCGCCTTCCTTCCGGAGTAAGCTGTCATGCGCTACCATCCCGACTACTCCCCCGAACTCGAAGACGGGCCCGCCCGCCCGCGCTTCTGCCGCCACCCCACCGAGTATGGCCCCTGCGGCGCGTGCCAGGATTGCGCGCCGGAGGATGCGGAAACCGAAGAGGCTCCGCGCCTCACCGCCACGCGCGCGGAGCTTCGTGCCGCGCTTGGATTCTTCCCGGCCGACCGGGACGCGCTCCCGGCCGGCGCCGCCGAAGACGAACTCGACGTTGCCGCCCTCTGGCCTTCGCTGTCAATCGAAGGCGCCATCCGTACCCTTGGCGCGGCGCACCCGCCGGAGCGCGCCTTGGCCGTCGCCGTCGCCACCGCGGAGGCCATCATGGCCCGCTATGTCCCGCCGGATGAAGACGAAGAGCGGCCGGAGTTTCCGAGGCCCCCCGCCGAAACCTTCGCCGACGCCTGCGCGGCGCGTGATTGGTGGATGACCGTCGCGGCCCGGGGTGCGCGCCCGTCAGACGCCTACATGGCCTCCCAGCGCCACCACGTCGCCGGCTTGGCCTCCGCCCTCGCCGCCGCCGTCCTTGGCGCCGACCCGGCCGAAGAGCGCCGCCGCCAGCGTGCCGACCTCCTGGCTGCCTTGGAGATGACGCCGTGACGTGGGCCGCCTGGACCGCCGCAGAGCTTCGCCGTGGGCTCGAAATCGCCGCCGACACCGCCCTTTCGTGGCGCAAGGTCGGCGCGGTCATGGCCTCCGAAGGCTACGCCCTGCGCGGGCCGCAAGCCGTCCGCAAAACGCTTGTGCGCGCCGGGGCGCCGGTTCGTGCTGATGTGCGCCGGAAGCGGGCGCCGGAGGATGCGCCGTCCAAGCGCGGCGCGAAGGCCCCCGGCCTTGTGGCCTTCACCGTCTCCCGGCCTTCGCGCGTGATTGTCGAGCTTATCGCGGGCGGAATCCGGGTCGATATCCGGCCCATCCGCGGCGAATAACCCGCGGCGCTTGCCTTATGGCGGGCGCCGTGCTACCATTCGGAAAGGGTGCAGTATGGACTTCGATTCGCTGGTGCTCCCGCCGTGGACTTGGCGGGACGTTGGGACCGCCGAAAAGCGCATCGTCGCGCTTTCGGTTTGCGGCGCGGTGCGCTGGTACCTCGAAGAGCGCGGCGGCGCATGGAGCGCGTACCCGGCGCGCACGCCCGATAGCGTGACGGCCTATGATATGCCTCCCGAGCGCCTTTCCGCGTGGCTCGCCCGGGTGACGCTGTGACGCCGGGCCGGATGGAAGTTCGCAGCATCTACGAGCTTCTTCTTTTCGACCTCGCCTTCGCCCGCTGGTCGCGTTGGCGGGCCCGTTCCGCGATGGTGACGGGCCACCGCGCGGACGCGGCGGAACACTTGGCACAAGCCAGGGCGGCATTCCAGCGCGCGGAAGTCGGCTTCGCATCCCTGTCTGCGCTTGTCGCCGAATCCACCGGCGCCGACCTTGCCGACGTGCACCGCCACCTCGGAAAGGCCGCCGAAGCCATCGAAGACGGCCGCCGCTATACCCGCGACTTTCACCCGGATGAGCAGAATGCTTACCGTCGGCGTTGACCCCGGCGTTGACGGCGCCGCCGTCGCGCTCCGTTGGGATGGGCCCTTCGCCCTCCCGGTTTATGCGGCCCGATTCTCGGACCACTACCGCCCGCGCCCGCGCGCCCGCGCCCATGAGCGGCAGACCGAAATGGTGCGCGCGCTGGCCGATGTTTTCCGGGCGGCGCGCACCGCCGTCAACGCAAGCCCGGAGCCGCTTATCGTCGCGGTCGAGGCCGCCGCCGGCCGCCCGGGGCAAGCTCAGATTGCGCAGGGCGCGAACGCCGGAATCGCCGCCGCCTTCGCTTACACCCTGCAAGCCGACCGCTACGAAGTCATCGACCCCGCCGCGTGGACGCGCCACCTCGGCTTGCACGGCGAGCCCGGCGCCCGCAAGACCACGCTAACCGCCCTTCGGCTTTCGTGGCTTCGCTACCGCCATCCGCGCGTTGCGGATTTCGTCGGCGACCATGACGGCCTTATCGATGCCGCCTGCATCGCGCTTTACGCCCGTGAAATGCCGGTCTAACCCCGGCCAAACCAAAAACAGGAGAAGCCAGATGAACTACGCTCGCAAACATTGGGATTCTACCGATTACCGCGTCGGCCTCGAAATCGCCGCGGACCCGCGCCTTTCGTGGGCCGAAGTCGCCGCCGAAATGACCGCCCGCGGGCGCCCGCCCCGTTCGGCTCATGCTGTGTCGAATACCCTGCGTCCGGCCGGCGCCCCGCTGCGCGCCGTGGCGAACGTCTTGCGCAAGGCTGGCACCCCGCCGCGCGCCACGGCCACCACCGAAGCGGAGCCCGCGCCGCTCTTCCCGACCCCGGCTTCCGCCCCGGCGGCCCTCCCCGACGCCGTGTCTGCCTTCGTCGCGCACGTCCGCGCCACCGCCCGCGCGGAGGTGTTCGCCGCCATCCGCGCCGCGCTGGCCGAAATCGAGGCCGCGTCGTGACCCCGCGCCTCTGGCAGTCCATCATCGAATACCGCGGCCGGTGGAAATGGTCGGCCCGGTATTTCGCATACGGCGACCCCGTGCCCTACGAGGTGCACGCCACGGCGCCCACCCGGGAGGCGGCAGAGGCGGCCCTCTTCGAATGGATGCGGAGGTTCGGATGAGCGCCGACCGCGCGCAGCTTGCGGCTCTTGCCGCCCGGCTTGCGCCCGAGCCCGACCCCGCGCCCGCCGATGGCGACGTTTGGGCCGAAATCATCGCACGGACCTCGGACCCGCGGTTGCGCGCGTTGTACGTGGAACGTCGGGCGCAGGGAATCGCGCGGTACGGCGTGCCGCTCCAACGCTCGAACGGGCGAAGCCATATCGTGGACGCGCTGCAAGAGGCCGTGGACCTCGTGGCTTACGCGGAGGCGGCCGGCTATCCGCAAGTCGCCGCGGAAGCCGAGGGCATCATCCGCCGATTGTTGGAGCTATTGCGCGGGTAGGAAGACCAACCGACCCCGCGCCGTCCGGCTTCCCCAATCGACCTCTTCGGGAATCCAGACGGCCGGGGTATCCTGCGCGGTCGCGCCGCCCCCGATGGGGATGGCGGCCGACGTGACGCGCACGATATCGCCCGGCACCCAACCGACGGCGGCGCCCCAAAGCTCCACGCCTTCGACCTCGAAGGCCACGCGGCACGCCCACGGCGCCACGCGGCGGTCAAGGTCTTGCGCGATGGGCGCGGTTTCGCCGATGACGTGCTGGTTTAGGTCCAGCGGCGCGGGCGAATACTGCGCGGGGCGCGTGACCGGCCGGAGGTTGGACCGGCCTAAGACGTAGACCTCTGTTGGATTCCCGGCGGCGCCGACGGCGTGATACGTGGCGTGCGAGAAAGGCAGCGCCCGATATTCGGCGTCGCAACCGGCGGCCCGGACTTTGTGCCTCCCGAGGGCCACGATGTTGGAGTCGTTGACCACGCCGGCTATGACGGTCGCGCCAGCGGAAGCCGGAACGATGGCCGCCCGCAGCGTTAGTTGGCCTTGGCGCGTGACCGGCCAGATGCCGAGGGGCGCGGCCCATGCGTAAAGGTCCGCCCCGGATTCCCATTCCACGCGGGTCTGAATCGCGGTCCACGGGTCCGAGCCAACCGAAGAGGTGTAGACAAGCGCCGACCATCGGTTCGCATCGGTGGCGTCAATCTCCCCGTAGGGGATGCCCTGGGCCCACGCGGACGGGAGGCGGTCATAGGGCCCATTCGCCAGGGATACGCCGGTCGAAGTCCAGACGGACTGGATGACCGTGAAGGGGTGCCCCGCCACCACGGCGACGGGGTAGACCTCGGAAGCGATGGCGTAGGACGTGGCGAACGGCGGATTGGCCGGCGTCCCGCCCGGCATCTGCGGATAGGTCAGGGTTTGCAGCTTGGCGCTGGTCTTCGCCGCGAAGTAGACGAAGCCCTCCGTTCCATTGGCCTTCGCCAGCACCGCCGCCGCAATCGGCGTCGAATTCGCGAAGTCATAGCCGAGCGTGAAAGACGTGGTGCTCCCCACGTCAAGCTCGGTGGAAACGCCAGGGGTGAAGCCGGATGCGAGCGTTGTATATTCGGCCTTGACCGTCGCCAACGTGAAGTCGTCAAACGGGACCATACCAAGGCGGACCCTCTGCGGCGCCTTCCGGCCCACGCCGTCGAAGAGCGGCGCCGAGTAGGTGCTCCCGGTCGGGATGCGGTCGAGGGTGTAGGCGACCAAATCCGAAACGTCGATTCGGACCCTGGTTTGGTCACCAATGCCGCCCATCGAATAGTCAAGGATGCGCCCGCGCCAAATGCGTTCCGTGCCGCCGGAGAATTCCGCGAACACGGAGACGACAGAGCCGAGCACCACTTGGCCCGTGATGGCTTGGTATTCGGCGGGCGTGGCGGCAATCTCGAAGGACATCACCGGAAGCGAACACTGCCACGTCCGAAGCTGCAAACCCCACCCGGATACCACCGGCATCCGCGTCATGGCCCACCCGCCGGAGCCGTCCGAGGTGGCGACGGTCGCGCCGGCCCACGAAAGCCGGATGCGGATGGACTCGCCCGCTTCGATGGCGGCGACGAAGGTTGACGACCAACTCACGGGCGCATCCGCGGGATTCGTCCCCCGGCTTGTGCCGGCGCGTTGAAGGCGCTGCGTTGGATGGCGTCCAGCGCACCGGGCGCGACGCCCACGCCTTCGGGCCGGAACCGGCGGAACACGTCCCCGAGGGTTACCGACGTGGCGGACGGGGTGACGCCGGAGCCAGCCAGCACAATGCCGCCCACCTGAAAGGCGTCATGCAAGGCCGTCAAGTCGGCCGGACTCTGCACAAGGTCTAAGGCCAGGGTGAACACGAAGCCGCGTTCGGACTGGAACAGGGGCCGCGCCGCTTCGGGGGCAAGCCGGAGCGCGGGAAAGCAGCCCCAATGCCGGACGATGGGCGACCTAAGCCGGTGGTCATAGGCCACCTTCCCGTCAAGCGTCAAGGTCGGCGCGCTAAACGAAGCGACCGTCCCGCCCTCCCGCCGGAATTCGGGGAGGGCCGACGAAAGCACAACCCGGTCATCCGCCGCGGGCGCGGCCGACGGCGCCAACCCGGACAGGATGTTCGTCCCGAACAGGCTTAGGCCGGTGCTGTACGGCGCCGTCCCCGTCACCGGGTAGGCATAGGCGGCGGCCTCGTCAAGCGCGAAGGTGACCGCGCCGCCGCTTTCAAGGTGCCATAGAAGCGACTCGGCTTCATCCCGCCAAGTCGAGCCGGCCGCCCGCTCCGAACGGCGCTCCACCACAATCCGGACACGTTCATACCCGGCATGAATGGCGGTCTTTACGCCGCCGTCCAGGGACACGGCCGAAGAGCGCGCATAGACCGTATCCACCTGCAAGTCATTCGGCGCGACGAAAGCGGAGAGCTTGCGCACCGGGGAGGCGGGGTCAGGGTAGAACCAGAGGGCGCCGGCCATGCGACAGCCTAACCCACAACGCGGCCGAATGGGCGCCGACCGCGCTCGACAGCGAGCACAAGCGCCGATTCCCCGATGGGCCGGAAGGGGAAGTCCAGAGACGGCCCACGGTCGCCACCGGCCAACCGTTCGACGGTGCGCGCGCTTGCCGCCTGCGTTGTCGCGCCCGACGCCGGGACCACGGTTTCCCCGCGATGGAGCATCATCCATCCGTCTTCCGCGACATACGCCGCGCCCGATGCAAGGCCCCGCCGCCGACGCCGCCGCTCCCGGCGTTCCTGCCGGTCTTCCCGGCTTTCCCGGTCGAACGGATTGATGCGCTCGAAGAATTCGAGAAGCACGGAGCCAAGTTCGCGCGCAATCTCGAAGGGGAGTTTGAGCAGCGCGGGGATAAGCTCGGTAACGATTGCCTTTCCGAGCGCGGGCAGAACCCGGATAAGCAGTTCGGGAAGCTCTTCGATGCCCTTTGTGATGCTTTCGATGCGCGCTTCCTGCGCACGCTGGACCCCGGCGGCGCCCTGCTCGCCAAGCCCGGCTAAGCCGTTGGCGACCGCGGAGGCCGATTGCAGGATTTGCTTTGCGCCGGGAGGTGCGACGGCCGCCGCGAATTCCAAGGCCGTGCCGCCGCCGCCCGCGAAGGATGCACCCGCTTGGATTATGCCCTGCCGGCGGGAGGCCCGTTCCGCCGCCGCCCGTTCGGCGCGCTCCGTCTCCGCGCGTTGCTTGGCGATGGCCTCTGCCGCGTCAACGGCGGCCAGCCCGGCGGCCCGCTGTGCTTCGGCCTGCTCAACCCCCGCGGCGCGGGCGGCATCGGCAAGGGCGTTGATTTCGGCGCGCTGGTTGGCATAGGCCAGGGCGACCCGTTCGGCGTCGGTGAGTTGCGCGCGGGCGAGGTCGGCTTGGATTTCGCCCAACCGGGTAAGCGCGTCTTCGCCCTCTTCATAGGCCGTCAAGAGTTCGGAAATCAGCGCATCGTCGGTGAGAGGCACCGCCGCTTCGGCCGCCCGGTCGGCGCCGCCTGCACCGCCACCGGGCCGTGTGCGCAATTCCGTGGCCCGCGAAACAAGCGCGTCCACCTCGTCTTCGGTGCCGGCCACAAGGTCGCGCAAGAGAAGCCGGTATCCGTCAATCGCGCCGGAGAGGGCGCCGGAGACGCCGCCGCGGATGGCGTCTTGGATGCCGTCCACCGCGGAACGAAGGGCCTCCGCGGCGCCGCCACCTACGCCGGTCACACCGGCCACGGCTTCCGCCGCTTCGGCCGCCAAGGCCAGCACACGGAGGGGCGCAACCAACGCCGTCAAGAGCGACGCCGCCGCGCTTGCGATGCCGGCGATTGTGGCGTCCACGATTTGGCCGATGTTGTCGAGGGCCGCGCCCGCGGTTTGCGCGGCGACCACGCCAAGGCCGGCCAAGAGACGCGCGCCGTCTTCGACCACCGGGGCAAGGTCTTCCGCGACGGCGACCACCACGGCGGACACGGCCAACTTTGCCGCTTCGAGCGCGCGGTTTGCCTCCTTGATTTGCTCCACCCCGGCGGCGGAGAAGCCAAGGTCTACCCCGTCCGGGATTTCGCCAAGCGTCGCGGCGAGGTCTTCGGCCGCGCGGACGGCGGCGACGGCCCCGCCCACAAAGACGGTTGCGGCGGCGGCGGCGCCCAAGAGCCCGGCGGCGGTCGCGCCCGCGGGCGTTAGGGCGAATTCCAGGGCGCCCACAAGGTCACCCGCGGCGCTTGCGGCGCGCTCGGCACCGGGCGAGAACACGCCGACGGCGCCGGCCAGACCTTTCAGCGCGGTATCGGCCTTGCCTGCGGCCTGTTGGATGCCTTGGAGCGAGACGCCGCCACCACCGGGGCCACCCGCGCCGCCCATCGCGAAGAGGCGGTCAAAGTAGCTCGACAGCACGCCGCTTCCGATGGTCGTTGTCCGGGTTCCGCGAACGCCGAAGGCATCGGGCGCCACGCCGCGCGCGCGGATGGACGCTTCCTGCCGGTCGGCGTCGGCGGCCACTTGCTCCCGGCGGCGCTGGAGAAGGGCGAGCCCTTCTTCGTCCACGTCGTTCCGCTCTTGGAGCTTGGCGATTAGGGCGTCAATCGCCCGGATTTCTTGGTTTGCGCGGCCCCGGATGTTCCCGAGGCGCACACGTTCGTCAGCATCGCGCTGCTTCGCAAGCTCCCTTTCGAGCCCGCCGACTTCTCGGGCGGCGGCGCGCTCGGCTGCGGCCCGCTCCTTCGCGGCCTCTTTCACCGCGGCGGCGGCCTCTTCTTCGGCGCGCGTCCGGGCCTCTACCCGGTCGGCCACGTCGCGAAGGGTTTGCGCCTCCCGTTGTCCCTGCGCGGCGAGGATGGCGGATTCGCCGCGGAGCTTCGCCGATTGTTGCGCAAGCGTGGCGATTTGGTCGGCGGTCAACCCGGCTGCGCCGCGCACGGTGTCGAGGGTTTCGGCGGCGGCCAGCATCCGGGAGGCCAAATCCTCCCCGGACTTTGCGGCTTCGGAGGCCCGGCGTCGCACTTGGTCCGCGGAGAGGGCGTAGCCGTCAAGCGATGCGCCCGCGCCGTCGGCCCCCACCTGCACCCGGCCAAGCGAAGCCCGGAAGCGTTGGGCCGCGGAGTCGGCGCCGTTCGCCTGCATCTCGGCAATCGAGAGGGCGCGCGTCAATGACGCGGCCTGCGCGGCGGCTTCGTGCGCGGAATCCGCAAGGGCGCCAAGCGCGGCGGTCTTCCCGGAAAACTCGATGACGTATCGAACGGGCGTCATACCGGGCTCCGGGCGGCGGCGGCAGCGTGGCCCGCGGCGAAGCGGTAGGCCGTGGCGACCATCGCCCGCGCCGGCGGGGTGAGGCCGGCATAATCCGGGCGGTGCTCGAACGGGAGGTCCGCGCCGACGAAGGCCAGAATAGAGGGCGTCGAAATCCACGGGCCAAGGAAATCGGCGGCGGCCAGAACATCCCGGTACGCGACGCGGAGCACCTCGGCAAGCGCGGCCAAGTCAATCTCGCCAACCCATACATCCCCGGCTTCCGCGTGCCAGTCCACCGCCACCGCGACCGGGCGCCACGCGGGCGGCTCTTCGCCCTCGGCTTCCCAGCGCCACCGAACCGCGCGGGCGGCATCCGCAGCGAGGATATCCCACCGGGCGGGCGCCTCTTCGCCGGGGGCGTCCTTCGTCGCGCGGCGCAGGTAATCCCACGCGGCCGTCGAAAGCGCGCGGGGTAGGCCGCCTTCCAACTCAATCGAATCGAGGGCGCACACCCCAACCCACCCGGCGGCCGTGGCGATGGCCTCCCCGGTCGGCGGTGCCGGGGGCGGTGGCGACGCGGCGCAGAGACGCGCGGCGATGGCCTTTTGGAACGTGGCAAAGGCCAGCATACGCGCGGCTTTCTCACGAATCGGCCGGGGCAGCAAGAGCGCCCACGGCGCGCGCGGACGGCCGCCGCGGGGCTGTTGCAGTTCGGGGACGGCCGCCGCGTCCACCGCCTGGAACATCGGTTCGCCGCCCTCGCCACGCGCGACAACGCCGACAACGGCTTCGATTACGGCATCGTCAAGGTCACCCGGCTTCCCCTGGAACACGGCCGCCAATGCCTCCCGGTGCGCCGCCTCTTCCCACGGGAGAAGGCAGCGGAAGCACGCATCCCAAAGACCCCGCGAATCAAGCCGGGTCAGGGATTCCGCCCTATGGACTTGCCACGGGCGGGCGCTCCGGGGGTCCGTCAACGTCACGCGGCGGTGCCCTGCGTCTGGACGGCGGCCGAAAGCGCGTTGATCACGGTGCATTTCGCGCCGTAGGTGCCGCCGCCGTGGGCCGCGACGCGCACGCGCAGTTCAGCGAGGCCGACGCCGTTGATGCTTTCGGAGTGCTCGATGACCTGGGCATTTTCGAGCGCCCACGAAACCGACCGCGCGCCGTTCGTCAGCGTGAGAGTGACGGTGCCCTGCGTCTCCGCAAGGAGGTCCGTCAGAAGCGCGAAGCTCGGCATCGGCATCACGAATTCGATGGTAGCGCCGGTGTTCTGCCCCGGGTACTGCTGTGCGATGCCGACTTCGCCAAGGTGTTGCAGGTCGGGGCTCAGATTCCGGTTGTATTCCACGGTGGCCGACGTGACGTTGTACGTGTTGCCGAGGATGGAAACCGTAGTCGCCTGCTTCGCGAACGGGATGGTGGCCTTCGTCCGGGAGAACGAAGCGGGCGTCTGAACCGGCGTGCCGGTCCAGTCGGTTTCGACGTTCCCGAAGAGGCGCATCGTTTCGACGCAGTAGCCGCCCGCCTGGATTTCCCAGCGGATGGACGCCACCTGCCCGCCGGAGAATTCGAGTTCGGAGAAGGTGCCGTCCTCTTCGGCCATCTCGACAACGCCGCCAAGGGTCGCGGGCTGGTCAATGTCGAGGGTGAAGGTGTGCGTATACGGGCCGCTGCCGGTGGTGGCGACGGAGCCGACGCCAGCGCGGAGAAGCATCCCGTCATTGTCCATGTCCATCGGCTGGCTAAACTCGAAGTCCACGTACTTCTTCGAGACGAAATCAAGCCGGGTGAGGCCCGAATCGTCCAAACCGAGGTCGGGAACGGCCGTCACGTCGGCGCGCACGATGGGCGCGGAGAGGCCGGAAGGCGTGGTCCAGTAGAGCGGGGCGGACGTGGTAACCCCGTCCCCATAGGCGGATTCGGCGCAAAGGCCGATTGCAAGCGAGCGACCGACAAGGCGGGCCATTGTGACTCCGAATCAGGCAGAGGGGAGGCGGAAGCGAAGAGCGACAAGCCGGATAAGCCGGCGCAGGGTGCCGCCGGTTTCGACCGTCAGGCGAAGCCGGTACGTGTTCGTGTCCCCGGCGGAAATCCACGGGAGGATGTAGAAATCGGCGCCGTCGTGAATGATGCGATGGAGCGCTTGCACGTATCGGGCCGTGGCGTCGGTGCCGTTGGAGTCGAGAACTTCCACGCGGAACCGGCGGGGCGCCTCGTTTTCGGTGCTGTCATTCAGCGTGGCGTCGGCCGCAAACGCTTGGAGCGCGCCGGTCAGCGAGACGGCCACCGGGCGGTAGTCGGTGCTGGCCAAGTCCACGGATTCCAGGGTATCCCCCTGGACTACGCCGGCCCGGGTCGGGGTGTCGCCGATGGTTTCGGAGGCGAAGAGCCCGCCGCCATACATCGTGTCCGCGGTGTCGGCAACGGACGAATCCGAGAGGGCCGGGGCCGCTTTCTTGACGTACATATAGACGACGTGGACATCCGAGGTCGTGACCCCAGAGGGCGTCGTGAACTGGACCCGATATTCGGCGGTCTGGTTGGCGTAGGAGAATGACGCCCGATTAAACGCCAGCGGGCCGCCGGTCGCATCGGCGAAGCGGACGCTGTACCCGTTGGAATCGACAGAGGACCAGAACCGGCGCAGGGCCGGCGTGATGCTCACCTGTACCCGGATGGCGGTGGACGCGGCAGCGCCCGGGGAAACCGCGATGGGCCAGCGATAATACGAGACGGGGGAGAATGCGAAGGCCAAGTCAAGCCCCCAAGGGTGTACGGTAGTCGGCGGACAACGTGCCGAAGACGGCGACGTGCCCTTCCTCGTAAGCGATGGACAGCGAAATCGAGGGCGCCGGGGAGGTCGCGTCAAGCGTCGAATCCCGGACGGCTACCCCGATGGCTTCCGCGACCCGGGAGGCGACGGCGGCCATATCGGCGCCCGCGGCCACGGCGACGATGGCGGCCACCTCGTAGGTGGCGGAAACCGTCTCGTCAAGCGCGGAGGGCGAGGGGGAAACCGACAGCGAGATGGGCCACGCTGCGATAACCGAGCGGCCCGCCGGGGGCTGCAACCGCGTCGGGCGCCCGGTGTACGCATCTGGCTTCTGCCCGGTCGCCGGCACGCCCTCGAAGGCGAACGTAAGCCCGCCCAATAGGACGCGCACGGCCGCCAAGCGTTCGAGGGCGTACAGGGTCAAGCGCGCACCGCGGGCGCGAAGATGGGGCCGCCATCCGCGCCGTCCCCGGCCGAACAGGAAGCAAAAACCATGACGATGCGGTGGCGGCCCATGCGCGGAGTCTACCCCGGAATGCGCAGTCCTGGCAAGCCGTCCGCGATTTCCCCGTCAATGCGGCGCACTTCGGCATCGTGCGCG